CAGTTTACGTAACGGTTCCACCGGTCCCGCTACCCGCCGGCCTGACAGCTAATACACCACAGCCTGAAATGCCGGAAAGCATGTCATGGGGAGAAAGTCTGGATTTGAATGTCAGCCTGCTTTCTGCTCTGGGGCAATGCAATCGCGATAAGGCGGGTATACGGCAGATAGAGGTAGTACGTGATCACAATACGGTAAAAAAATGATTCTTTCCTCAATCTAAAGATTGAATTGATGTTTTGTGTCCCAATCAATACCAAGCACCTAGTTTGGGTGCTTTCATTTTGAAGGAACTACGCACATGAAAGATGGTATTTATTTTGTTGTGTTCAAAAGTGGTCAGAATGATGTGGGGAATGGAACAGTTGTCGTCAAGGGGGACGCTGTCAATGGCGGGGATTTCGGATTCACCTACCAAGGGCGCATTGCGGGAGGTAAGTTGAACCTTCATGTATCCCGCCACAACCCGAATGCACAAAACGTTATTGCAGGACTTAATGAATACGTAATGGAATTGGCAATACGAGATAATGGCGATGGCTATTATCTCGACGGTAACATTGCGGGGGTGCCTGGAGCTAGCTTAGCTGTACAGGCAAAATTCATCGGCAACTTGATTTAAACCAATATACCCCTAAACCGTCTTCGGGCGGTTTTTTTATTGCCATCACAATGGGTAGGCCCATCGTGATGGTGTTTTAAATTAGAGGTTTTTAGTTTGTTTTTTTGCTATCAGCTCTTTAACTGCAGAATCCAGTAACGATATCGTTTCTGGAGTTAACTGCCCGTTTTCAATGAGGGGTATCAACAAAGAATATCGATAAAGGTAAATCTCTGGGGCGGGGATGTTACCCGCTTTACCTTGCGCCGCTAGCTCTAGATGCTTCTCCCACTCTGTCATTGCCAATTTCATGGCCAGCTCAGCTATCCTCTTACGCTCCTCCGCTTTTCTCTGCAAATGGGAGTTCCATAATGTGAGAAGGCCGGACACAGCGGCAGATACGACAGCACTAGTAGCTACAAGAGTTAGCCATTCCATAGAGATCCTCCAAAGGCGTTTGAGGCATCTTAACAACAACACTAAGGAATTGTTATGGCAAAACCGGACTGGGGAGCGTTGCAAGACCAGTTCCTCGCCGACCATGCCAAAACGGGTATATCACCTAAAGAGTGGTGCGAAGCGCAGGGGCTGAATTATTCATCTGCGAAGCGCTATATCAAGATTGCGAATTCGCAGAAAACGACGGCGAGGAAAACTGCGAATGCAGAAGTTCGCAAATCCTCAAAAAGCCAGCAGGCTAAAGCCCCGGTAGGTAATGGCGCCTTCGTTGATTCGCAATCTGATGAACAAGAAAAGCAGGGGGTGCTCAAGCCCCAGCATGAGCAATTCGCACAGAACATCGCACAGGGAATGCCGCAAAAGGATGCAGCAATTTGCGCCGGTTTCGCCCCGAGCAACGCTGAGGCCCAATCATCTAAATTACTGAAACGTCCCGACGTTCGCCAGCGTATAAGAGAGCTCAGGCAGGAAGCTGCGCTTCTTGTTTCGTTCAACGCCAAAGACCTTGCTGACCTGTCATTCACGGCAGCGAAGGAAGCTAAACAGGCAGGGAAGTATGGTCAGGTAGCGCCGAACATTAAAAACGCCGCGCAGTTGACCGGCATCGACATGAGCAACAAAACTGAAGTGAATGTCGACCTAGCTGGACTCAGTTACGGAAAAGTTTGCATCGTCACCCCATCGTCATGCGCACCCGATGTGTGGGCTGCCCACATGGAAAAACTGCGTGAGGGAAAGGTGATAGCCCAACAATAATTGACGGCGTTCTTTACTCATTCAGTAGCGATTGGGTATTAGGCACCTTCTATGATTCTCCGATTGGCTCGGTACGATGGCGCTGGACTTATGGCGGTCGAGGCGGTGGTAAATCAGTGGAAATCGCCCGTGCGCTGGTATTGTTGGGCGCAATTGAGCCAATGGTCATCCTATGCGCTCGTGAGTTTCAAAACTCAATTAACGATTCTGTGCTGGCTCTGTTGGATGCTGAAATACACTCGCTTGGCTTGGCGCACTTCTACAAGGTCAAGAACAACGAGATAGAGGGTGCTAACGGTACCCGCTTTACCTTCAAAGGCCTACGTAACAACATCCAAAGCATCAAGTCGATGCACGGTATCAAGATTTGTTGGGTAGAGGAGGCGCAAACTGTCTCGCAGGATAGCTGGGATATTCTCGGGCCTACTGTCCGTGCCAATAAATCTGAAGTGTGGGTGTCGTTCAACCCCCGCGAAGCATCTGATCCAACCTACTCCATGATGGAACGCCACCGAACGGATCCTCCCGACGGCGGCGCAATAATTACCTGCGTCAATTACACGAATAATGCCTTTTTCCCAGACGTGCTACGGCATGAGATGGAGTACTGCAAACGCATTGATTTTGAGGCGTACGAGCACATCTGGCTCGGTCTGCCGAAAGCGCTCAGCGAAGCGATCATCTTCTCGGGTAAGTATCGCATAGAGGCATTTCCTAGTGATTTATGGGAAAGCGCAGACAGGATATTTTTCGGTGCCGATTTCGGGTTTGCAAATGACCCTTCGACACTGCTGCGCTGCTTCATTATCGGGAGAAAGCTTTATATCGAGTACGAAGCCTATGGTATCGGCGTGGAACTCGATGACATGCCCGCGTTTTATGACCGCATCCCGCTCTCTCGAAAATGGCCCATTAAAGCAGACTGCAGCCGTCCGGAAACTATCAGCCATATCAAACGCAAAGGCTTCAATATTTCCGCTGCAAAAAAATGGTCAGGGAGCGTTGAGGACGGCATCACTCATTTGCGGGGCTTCGAATGCATCATCATCCACGAACGCTGCAAGCACATGGCTGATGAAGCACGCCTTTATGCGTACAAGGTTGATAAGAAAACGGGAGATGTCCTCCCCGACATCGTCGATAAGCATAACCACTGCTGGGATGCCGTCAGGTACTCACTGGATGGTTATATCAGGAAGAAAGGGAAGGGTATTTTCTCATGAAATGGTTTAAATGGTTCTGGCCTAAACCCTCAAAAATTATCGAAGAGTTAGCGCCAGTAGCGGAACCTGAGAAGAAAAAAACTTCAGGGGTATTTTCGACACACGTCCAGCATAAGCATTTCACCCTGGATGACATCGAGAAAGCTGCTTTTCCTGTGCGTAATGCAACGGCGGTCAATAGTGAAGGCAGGGCGATGGATGAATCCTGCACCCAAGCGCCGTTAGCCGGCTATCGCTTTTCAACACTCGGCGGTGTGCCTGATAACGTTGTTGGCTGGTTCCTGTCGCAAGGGTTTATCGGTTACCAGCTCTGCGCCGTAATGGCTCAGCAATGGCTTGTTAACCGCGCCTGTAAAATTCCCCCAGAAGATGCCACGCGCAACGGCTGGAAGATTACCGGCATTTCTCCGGAGCAGGTTCAGCAGCTGGAGAAGATTGACCGGAAACGCGACATCAAGCGCCAGGTTCAGGAGTTTGCACGCTTCAACCGAGTATTCGGGATTCGTATCGCCATCTTCAACGTGAAGAGTGACGACCCTAAGTACTATGAGAAGCCGTTCAACATCGACGGCGTTGCGGAAGGGAGTTATCAGGGGGTCAGCCAGGTTGACCCTTACTGGTGCTCACCAGAGCTTGACGGCGTGGACGTGTCCGACCCTGCTTCACCTAACTTCTACGAACCGACCTACTGGCGCATTGCCGGGAAGCGATATCACCGCTCGCACTTAGTGATTATCCGTTATGCCGAAGTGCCTGACGTCCTGAAGCCGACATATCAGTTTGGCGGGCTGCCACTACCCCAGCTTATCTGGGAGCGTGTCTATTGCGCTGAACGGTCGGCGAATGAGGGGCCGCAACTGCTCATGTCGAAGCGCATGAACGTCATTAATACAGACCTTGACGAGGCCATGGCGGATCCTGATGCGTACACGAAGAAGCAGCAACTGGCGGCAGAATCTCGCGACAACTTCGGGTTCATGAACCTCGGTGCTGATGACGTTTACACCCAGCACGAAACATCTCTCGGCGATGTCGACACGGTAATCATGACTGAATACCAGCTCACGGCTTCAGTGGCTGAGATGCCTTCAACAAGGTTGCTCGGCACTTCCCCAAAAGGTTTCAACCCGACGGGGGAGTATGAAACAGGCGCATACCGCGAAACGCTGGCCGGGATTCAGGAGCACCACGGCACGCCCTTCCTTAACCATCATTATCAGTTGCTGACCAAATCCGAATTCGGTGAGTGTCTCGATGTCGAGATTGTCTGGAATCCTCTGGACGAACCGACCGAATCCGAACAGGCGCAGACTGGCCTGGCAAAAGCGCAGACCGCGCAAATCTGGCAGGACCTGGGCGTGGTGAGTGCAGAGCAGAACCAGCAGAAGCTGAAGGACGACGAGTCCAGCGGCTATGAGTTTGACGAGGTGGACGATGGCGGAGACGCTGACGCCGAAAGACTGGCAAAACAAATCTCGACCCTTTTACAGCCCGCTGTACCTGGAACAGCAGTACCAGCGCCGACTGAGACAACTGGTCGGTTGGATGAAGGGCAACCTGACTGATGAGCTGCTGGCAACCGGCGGCCCGTCTCTCGATTCGAAACTAACAACCCTCTCAAGCCGATACGCGAATCTTTTCCGCGATTACGCCCCCGCGATGTTTGCCCCTGTTCTTGCTGGTGTCGACAAATCCACTCAACGGCAATTCACCGCGTTGAAACTCGACGACGCTATCAACGCAGACCAGGTGAAAGGTTACTTCCAGGAAGCAGCGCAGAAGAACGCACAGCTGATTTCCTCGCTGCCAACGGAACACATCGAGCGGATAAGGAAAGCGATCGCTGAGAAGCCTGGCGATTTATCGGCGCTGAGCGACATTCTGACGGATGCGGATGGAAAGCTGACGCGGCGCTCTATGAATCTGGCAATGGACCAGACACGAAAGGCATACAACGACACGGCCATGATGAAGGCTAAGTCTGTCGGCGCTAAGCGTGGCATCTGGATCCACTCCCACCGCGGGCCAGCGCATTCGCGACCGTTGCACGTTAAAGCGAACGGAAAAGAATTCGATTTGGATACCGGGCTTCCAGTCGGCGACGAAGGCCAGAGTGTCGTTCCAGGCGAGGAGCCGAATTGTCGCTGCACCTTCAAGCTGGTCATCGACTTTGGAGTGAAATAATGACAACTGGCGTTAAAGCCCTGGACCGTTCAGCGCGCGTTGTTGATGACAACGGGTGGATTAACGTCGAGGGCAATCCAATCACGAAGGCCGGGGTATTTGATTACCTTGGCTGCGAAATCCCCGGAGCCCCTGACCCAAACAAAATTTATCAGGTGTACCGGCCTGCAGAAGAGCTCAGCAAACCTGAGACGCTGGAATCTTTCAAACTCATCCCATTCACAAATGACCATGCCTGGCTTGGTGCTGAAGGTGTAGACGCTGGAGAGGCAGGGGTTGATGGCATTGTCGGTGAGAAAGTCTATTTCGATCCGCCATATCTGCGAGCTAACCTTCGCGTTTTTTCCGACGAACTTAAAGAGGCGCTGGAATCCGGGAAAACGGAACTCTCTCCCGGTTACAAATACGACGTCGACCCTACCCCTGGCGTGTTTGAAGGAAAGCCCTATCAGTACGTGCAGCGAAATATCCGCTGTGGAAATCACCTCGCCTTGGTAGGTGAGGGTAGAACAGGACCTGACGTCGCAGTGATGGATCAGGCCATTAACCAAAACTCCGACGGAGATAAAACCATGCCATTAGAAGAACTGCTGGCGGCGATCGCGAACCTCAGCGATGAGGACAAAGCAAAAATTGCTGCGGCGGCAAATCTTGCGCCCACGTTAGCTGCAACTCCGGCTGTCGATAATGATCCTGCCAATCCGATGCCTGCTGAAGATGAAGACCCGAACGCCCCCAAGGCTGAGGATGAAGACCCTGAAGCATCAAAGGCAGAAGACGAAGAGCCAGGCGATGCCACGAAAGCGCAGGATGCACAAATCGCGGCGCTGAGAAAAGAAGTAGGCAGCCTCAAAAAACAGGTGAAGGCTCA